GCATCAGGATGTCGGTGTCCACGTAACTGTCGAAGGCATCGTTCCCGAAATGCCCAGGCTTGTGGCCACCGCGCTTGCCGCCGCAGTAAGGCCAGTCACCGGCCTTCCGTTCGCCGCCACACTCGACGCAGATCCGCTTCACGCGACCGTTCCTCAACGTCTTCTCGGTGTAGTCGGGACTCGTCCTGATCAAGAGGGTGCTCCTGCTCCGCCGCCGGCATTGGCTGTCCGCATGGCCTGCATCATCGCTGCGGGCGATCCGGCGGCCCCAGGTGGGGTAGCGTGGCCTGGAGGTGCGCCGTGCGGCAGGTTCGCCCCCGGGTTCGGCGGCGGTGCCCCGGGAGGATGTGGTGCCCCTGGCATCGGGGATATTCCAGGTGCCCCTGGCCCGCCAGCCTGAGCGGCCGCCGCTGCCTGCATCATTCGCTGGCGTTCGGCGAGCGCATCGGCGATGGCCTTCTGGTCGGCGGCGTTGCGGATCCCCAAGAGGTCCATCGAGCGCTTCAGTAGCGCAGGCGAGAGCGAGAGCAGAATGCCGATGCCGGGCTGGTTGAGCAAGTTCAAGAACTGGACGAGGCGCGCGGCCTGCTGGTTCTCGGAGACCGGAGACATGCTCTCGATGTCCACGGTCACGTCCCAGTTCAGAATCGAGTCGGCGTCCTCGAGTTGCTCCTGGGTGATCTGCTGCATCTGCTTGGCGATGTCCACCGCGTCCATCTGGAAGTATGGCGAGTACGGGTCCGAGTTGATCAGCACCCACTGCGAGATGGTCATCTTCTCGATGGCGCACATCATCACGCCGCGCGCCACGTCGCCAAGCCAGTCGGCGACCTCCTGCTGCTCGTATGAGTCCCGCACGTCGCCTTCGGAAGCGAGCTCGTTGACCTCGGTCGCCGTCGGGGAGCCGCCGGCCGGTCGAAGTTGCCGCGCTTGTGGTGACACGCCGGAGGCTTCCGTGAAGCCAGACTCGGCGAGGGCCAGGGTGTGGAGTGCGTCGCCACTGAGCGATGGCTGAGCGATTGGAATGATCGCCTGTGGATTGAAATTCTCAAGGCCGATGAACGTGCCCCACTCGTCTGTTTCGAGCTTCTCCAGTTCACCAGGCTTGAATGCCTTACGGTCGTACATCCAACGCGGTCGAAGACTCTTCCGCATCATGCGGAGGAACTCGCGCGAATCGTTGAACTCGTCCTGCTCGCCGAGTTGCGAGAACGTCGGCGGTACCGGGTACCACTCTCCGGGCATGACCTCCATGCGGAGCGGGTGGAGGTTGCGGTACTTGTAGTCGGTCTTCTTGAGGATGAAGTCGTGACCTTCGGCAAAGACGTAGCGCTTCATCTCCCGCTGGTCGTAGAGTTTGTAGATGCGCACCATGTCCGGCGGGATCGTCTCGCCGGTGCTGGACAGCGGGTACAGCTCCTTGTTCGCGGTGTCGCCGGTCTCCTGCTTCGCCGTCGCCTTCAAGTCCTTCGTGTTCTCGAAAGACTTCACCCGCTTCACATCCTCGACGTACATCCACTCCCAGTAGGCGATCCAGTCGAGCGCGTCTGTCGAAGAACGGTCGTTCGACGAGACGAAGAACTGCCTGGCTGGGATGTGGCGTACGTAGAACGTCTCTTGGGATGGAACGTGTTCGAGGTCGGCGAGCGGATCGTCCGGTCCGGCCATGGCCGCTGCCCCGGATAGCGCGAGCGCCCCAGGCGAAAGGCCAGACTGAGGCTGTGGCGGTGGGGGCGCTGTCGAACGCTTGTGCTCCGGCGCGTCAGCCCGTGGATCGCCTGCGCCGCCCTTCTCCAGTTCGTCGGCGACGTCCTTGTTCTCGACCAGCGTCGGCTTTGGTTTCGAAGGGTTGTCCACCCACTCGGCCGAGTAGCCGTCTTCGACAATGCCGAAGGCCCACTGCGCCTCCTTGAGGGCGAGCAGGCACTCCGGCTTGAAGCGCGCCTTCGGCTGCCGGGTGATCGTGTTGACCGTGTCCTGCAGCACCTTCGCGCGTGCGGTCACGGTCTCGGCCGGCGTGTCCTCTCGAGCGCCTGAGGCCTTCACCCTGAAGTACGGGTGGTAGTAGAAGATGCTGGGGATCTTCGCTTTGAGCGCAGCGAGGATTTTGTTCAACTGGTACTTGCGTTCGTTCTGGGCGTCCTTCTCGTCCTCGGTCGCACGCTGGAAGCCAAGGACGTAGTCGTGCGAGCGGTCGACCTCGTAGCGCGTCTCCCACTTCTTCTTCTCTTCTTGAGCGGAGGAAATGCGCTTGAACCAGGCCTTGACGAGATGCTCCTGCGCCTCTGGGCCCTTGCCGCCTACGGTGGCTTGCTCCGCCAACGCTTCCGGCATCATCACGCTCTTGATCGTGGGTGCGGAGACCGGAGAAGGCGGGAAAGTTCCCATGTTGAAAATCCTAACACACGCCCATTTACGAGGGCTTTGGAATCAGGTTCTCGTCCATGGCGAAGGCCTGAACATCGTCGGCCGCGCCATGGATCCATTCGGCATCGAGGGTCGCTCTGGAGGTGGGCTTCGTCTCCGAACGCCTCACGAGTTCGCACAGCGGACAGTGCTCCATCACGAGCGCGGATGGGCCTGCGCTCTCCAATGCCTGCCCGCAGATCAGCGTGCTGACCGCCGCCAGCGGACAGAACGGCTCTGCGCCACGCCGCTTGTCGACGACCTGGACCTCGCGGCCCATCCCATCGAGGATCGCCGAGGTCTCCTTCTTCCTGATCAGATCCATCAACCCTCGCATGTCCAGGGCCTCGATGATCCAGTTGGTGTGCGGCGTGCAGATCTTCATCGACCTCCTAGTAGCCGCCTGCGCGGCTCAATGGACTTGCCCATGTACGTACGTGGGCAGCAAACCTAAGTGCCCATTCCGCGAACTCATCGAAGCCCAACGAGCGTTTTGCGAAGTTGCAGGTCGGACAGCACGATACAACGTTGCCTTCAATGTACCCGATAGCGTTGTCCACTCGGTCGATGCCATTGCGTGGCTGTGGCTTTCCACCGCAGTAGAAACACGCGTCCGTTATGAGATCTTCGAAATGTTCTACGGTCAGTGAAAAGTCGATACCACGATCACGCGCTTGTTTCTTGCAGGCCCACAGCGCGTACTTGAGCGGTCTGTCTCTTTTGACGCGAGTTTTATATAGACGGACACCAGCCCTACGCTTTAGTGGATTGGCCTTTCGCCATCGCTTAACGTTCGAGCGATTCTTCTCTGGCTTGATGGCAGAGTAGGATCTCATGTAGGCCGCTAGCTTGTTCCGGCAGGCTTGGCATTGCCGAAACTCGTCGTCAGGTTTTTCTTTTCCGCATTCACTACGTGAGCAGCGAGCCAAGTAACCCTCCCAGAGCCAACAGAATACCGTAGCCGCCAGCGCGGCTCTTCCACTTGTCTCCGCCACCGTTGCGCTCTGCTCTAGGTAGCGGCAGCGATGTGATCGGCGGCACCGTGATGATCACCCGTTGTCCGCTCATTTCAACGCGCGGCCTAGCGTTGATCGGCTCGGGCTCGGCGGCCAGCGGGTGGCTGACTACGAAGTACTTCGCCGCATCGTACGCGTGGTCAACGACAGTCTCGTCGCGTTCGTCACTGTAGATCGCCCTGCCATTGCTCTCGCCTACCTGTAATCGCTTCTGGGCCCGGATCTCGATCAGCGCTCGCTTGCACCCGTGTGGGTACTCTGGTGTGGCCTTGATGAAGTAGAGGTGCGGTGCGTTCGCTTGTCCAGTGATCGGGTGTTTGTGAAGCGGATCGAGGCGGAGGTGCTCCTTCAGGCGGCTCCGCGTGATCGCCTCGCCGTTGTCGGCCGAGCTCCAGTGAATCGCGGTGTGCTCGCTGAACGGAGGCGACGTGGCCGAGTACTCGTCGGCGATTGACCAGCGCTCCGAGCGCGCAGCGTACCCTGTGATGTTACGAGACTTGTAGAAGATCGACGGATCTGCGAGGTTCGTTCTGCAGTAGAGACCATTGGTCAGTTCCGTGATCGCACGGCGGTGGTCGGAGAGGCCGATCTCCTTCCCGTCGTCCGTGAACCCAGCCTGGTAGTACTCCTGCCAGCAGAAGATGTTGTTGTCGCCGTCGACGGCCCACCAGAGGCAGCAGGTCGGCGCAGAGTCGCCGTGGTCCATGGACCGTGCCAGCGGCATAGTGTTCTTGATCATGTCGAGCAACTGCTCGTCAGGCTCTAGGATGCTCTGCTGGTCGATGCGGAAGATGTTGCCCTTGGGCTTGACCCAGAGCCCGAGAACGAACTGATCGATGTAGTCCTGATCGTGTGCCATCAGGTTGTCGATGTTGTGCTGCAGGGCGAACTTGTTGTCGAGCGACGAGGTCCGCTGGTACTGGTAGCCGAGCTTCTTGTACTTCGTCAGCCACTGCTCAGACTCTTCGGCGAAGCGATCATAGAGCCAGTGCAGTTCGTCTCCGGGTGGGTTGGCGGTAGCGAATCGGTACGGCGGCGGCAGTGCCTTCCCATCCTTGGTCTTCCATGGCCATGGCTTGCCGTGCCGGCGCTCGTAGCGATTGAGAATCTCCTGGCTTATCTCGGCGTGCCTCCACCGACCGATACGGATACCGACCGTGTCCCAGGCCTGCTCAGAGATCTCCTCCGCCTGATCTACGAACACGGCGTTGAGTTCGAGACCCGCGAGCAGCGTCATCGAGTTCGGCGCGTCGAGGTGGATGAAGAAGATCTCGGTGCCGTTGTTCAGGCGGAGGTAGCCGTCTTGGTCGTTCCTCGAGCCTTTGTCGTAGTGGCGCGGGTCGAGCATCGCGTAGAACGTCTGCATCGTCGTCTTCTTGAGCTGGCCATAGGTCTTTCGGACGATGCCGATGTGGCAGCGCGGGTAGTCGAACGCGATCTTCAGAACCTTGAGGACGCAGCCTGTGGTCTTCGCTGCGTTCAGGCCACCGATGAGGAGTGTAGGCTGAGGACCGCACCGGTAGATCCAGCGCTGCTTCTCGCCGGCCCACTCGATCGGGATGATGCCGTTGTCGTCGTCCGTCTCTATCGGAATCGGTTGGGTAGCCACGGCCTACTCGTGCTCTTCTGGCTGTGCGACCTCTTCGACTGGCTGTCCATCTCCGTTGACCGGAACTGCCGTGGTATCGACCACGAGTAACTTCGGAGCCACAGGCTCCACCGTGTCGATCTCCATCTCGTCACCGTCAGGAACGAAGAACATCGGTGGCGGTCGCCGGTCGTCAACCACGAGTTCCTTGTACCGACCAAGGATTCGAGAGGCTGCGTTAACGGCGATCTCGGCACCTTTCATCCGACGCTTTGCAGCGAAGAACTTCTCAATGGGCGGTACGACTCCGCCTGGGAAGTCTTTCGGGTTCGGATTGTCGCCGATGGCGAGCTGGAGTTCGCGGGCCCCCTGGTTCGCGATGGTCATGATCCGGCCTTCGAATCCCTTGCGGAAGCGTTCGAGGTACGAGTCAATCTCGCGCTTGAAGAGGTCTGTCCTGAGCCAGGCTCGAATGGTGGAGATGCTCTGGCCGGTATTCGTGGCGGCTTGCTCTTCGCTGACACCTGCGGCGAGCAAGCCGACCACGCGTACCTGCGTGGGGGTGAGTCTGGTC